ACCCTAACGTTGGAGAATTCCTATATTCTTTTACGCCAAAAATTAAAGATTTAATGCCTGCACTTTATGAAGAACACATAAGGGATGTTAATTCTCATATTCTTAATTTATGGGAAAAAGGTTTTTTAAGTATTGACTTAATGGAAGATGATCCAATAGTAAGTATTTCAGAAAAGGCATTAGACCCTGAAGAAATATTAAGTTTGTCTGAAGAAAATCAATGGCATTTAAATGAAATTAAAAGACTTCTAAAAAGACAATAACTCTGGTATAATTTTACTATGCCATATCAAATTGAGCTTTTAGGGTCACAGTACGCTGTAGTAGACGACAAAGGAAAGACCGTTGGTACACATCCAACTAAAGGCGAGGCAGAAGACCAAGTAAGGGCTTTGTATGCCAATGTGCCAGATGCTACAAAAGATAATGTTTTGCGATATGGAGTGCGTAGAAGTGGAATTGGAGATTCTAGTTCTGGTGCATCAATAAGTGCCTCAGACTCAATAACAAATGTAGAAAAACAAACATTGGAAGGCGCAGCAAAAATGGAAAATCAGTCTGTAGATATAAATAAAATTCCTGGAGGAACTCCAGAAGGAAACTCTGTAACATCAACATACAAGGGTTGTGGATGCGAAACATGTAAAGCTATGGGTGTTGACTGCCCTGATTGTCCTGCATGTTCTCCAAAAAATGTTGGTGATGGAAACAATGCAGAGTTTGTTGCTTCTAAAGAAGAAAAATCTTATAAAACAATATGGAGTGAAAGTGTTTTTGATTTAACAAAATTTATTAAATAGGGGGCAGCCAAACCAATGAAAGATTTAGAAAAAAATGAACTTATACAGATCATTAACTTTTATAAACAAAAATCTTCTGACCTTGAGTTAGAATATTTAGTTTCACAAATCAAACTAAACACTAAAAAGACTGATAATCAGTCGGAGCCAATGATTGATTTTTAAGAAAAATAATGATATATATACTCTTTGTAAACTTGACATTGCTTTCCTTTGGGTATATACTTTATAGAAGAAGAAAAAGTAAGGTTATTAATAAGATTATGTATAGTCAAAGCAATATGCATGAAATAATTAAAAACTTTATTCCTTCTGGTTTTTTTGATAAGCCTAAAAAACTTTCTCAAGCAGAAAAACACTTAGAAAAAAACACAGTAAAGGTTATTTTTATAGAAGAAAAAGCATATTGGGTCAGCAATAATGTATTTTATACTGCTGAAACTATTGATGGCGGTGTTGATTCAGAAACAACACAACCAGTTAATACTGAAAATATGACAAAAAACGATATAAACAAAATGTTGTTTATATTAGACAATTTAAAGAATGGAAATAATAATGATAGTGGCAGTGCAAGGAACGAAAGATTTTAATGACTACCAAGTCTTTCTTCGTGCAATGGCAGTTGCAATGTCAACAATGCCAAGCGAAGACAATGAGCTACTAATTTATTCTGTTGGACCAACAAAAATTAATTCTATGGTATCTGAATTTACAAATCTTTCAGAACGTGGAATGAAGGCAAGAGGAAAAAAGATTAAATTTTTTAAAGTTCCAGTTTCCTATGTTGAAGAAAATATGGACTATGTTAACTATTTAATATTTTTAAGCAAGCCAAAAGAATTAGCTTCAAAGTTAGTAGCAAAAGCCGAACTCAAAAATATTGAAGTCGGAATTTATAGGTATTAAGGATAAAGATGATAGTAAATAAGTTAGAAATTATGGAAAAAATTGTTGCAAAAAACTATAACTTAAGTTGGGATGGTTGGACAGTAATAGAAACAAAGCATTCTGACATTGCAAGAACTTCACCAAACGGTATACGAATTAAAAACAAATGGTTTTTAGCTAAGTACTTTGTGCCTGATCGTAATGGCTGGGATATTCCAAATAAGTATAAGGAGTAATCCTTGAAACAACATTTATGGAAAGATAATGCAGTATGTCTTGATTTAGACACAAACCTGTATTTTGAAAAATATGAAGACGATATAGAGATTAGACCAATAATAGATAGTATGTGTATGAGATGTCCAGTAGCAAAAGTATGTTTTGCTAACGGTGTATCTGGAAAAGAGTGGGGTGTTTGGGGCGGTATATATTTAGAAAATGGAGAAATCTCAAAAGAGTTTTCAAGGCATAGGAATAAAGAACAGTGGGGTGAATTATGGAAAACGCTAACAACGGAGAATCAGTAACTGAATTTGAAAGCATTTGCTCTATTCTTTCTGATCTTTGGCTAAACTATAAGCACGAAAAAGACTTTAAAGATTTTATTAGCTACAACGATATTGGGTTGCCATTGGCATATTTTATTGAGGCAGAACTTGTTGAAGCAAGTGAAATGGCAAAACAGTATGTTTATGAAACATGGAATATTTTTCTAGACTCTTTAGACGTTAAAGAAGATATAGGATGGAGCTCTCTTGAAGAATTATTCTTTTATGTAGACAATGAGGAAAAAGAATAATGTGGTCATGGATATTGGCAGCAATTGGTGTAACGGGAATATTTCTTGTTGGTAGAAAAACAATTTGGGGTTGGCTAATCCTTTGCGTAAATGAAGTTTTGTGGATTATTTATGCTGTAACAACAAAACAGTATGGATTTATAGTTGCTGCTATTGCCTACGGAATTGTATATATTAAGTCATTTTTGCATTGGAGATCAGATGAGAACTCATAAAGAATTTGAAGAACTTAAAAATCCAATTGACATAATTATACACACAAAGGTTCCAACAAAGTGGCTTCTTGTTGACAGAGAAACTGGACAGGTGTATCAGGGTAGTTCTAATGGTCATTGGGATAGACTTGATCCATATATAAAGGAAAAATAATGTACACAGATAGTATGAAAAAAGCCTTTCACTCAATTATTCCACCTAAAAATTTTAGTGTTGCGATTATTGATAATGAGCATTTTTTAACTATAAAGCTTAATGAAAAAAGTTTTATAGATATGGTACATGATGAAAAAATACAAGCCCTTCAGTATGTGGTAAAATTAAAAGAGGCATTAGAGCAAAACGGAGCAATTGTATTAGTTACTAGGGAGGTATTAAAATGACAAAGAACTATAAAGATCCAAACTTTTTTACAAATAAAGAAATATTTGACGGAAATTGGCGTAAGCATTTTCAATGGGCAACTGCCTTAAAAACTATGGGAACTAAGTCATATTGGAATGTTCCTAATACCGTTGAGTTCTTTGCTTTTACTACAAAAGCAGCAATTATAATTCCAGGTTTGCTTTTTGGTATTTCAATTTGGTGGCTATATATCTTTGCACTAGTAACAAGCATTTTATTAATTTGGTCATCAACCATTAAAACAATGCCAACTATTATTTGGTTTAATATACTTTGGTCATTATTAGCTTTAACATTTCTTGTAAAGCATTTTGTTTAGGATTAAAACAAAACTATGATAGAGATAATTTTAGCTATTACTGTATTTTTGTTTTCTTTTTTCTGTTTATTTTTAATGTACAGAATTAATGTAATTAGAAAAGAGTACACTAAAATTCAAAATAAAAATATTTTATTTGAAAAATATTTTAATAGCATTGAAGAAAATAAACTTAACAGTGAAGAAAACATACACAAAGAAAACTTTATTAAGTTTTTATCTGAATCTCGTGACTGGGCATATCAGTATATTGAAGATGTTCAAAATAGTTTAGAAAATTTTGTTAATGCTGTTGATTCAGACATAAAACATTTTGATACCTATGGAGACACTTTATCAATGGTAAGACCAGACTATCAGGCAATGAAAAATATTTCATATGCATACAAAGAATTAAAACATTTATTGCCAGAGGAAAAAATATAATGAATTTTTATATGTTTTCTTATGGTTTACAAGAAGTTGAAGAACTATGTGAACACAGTTACAGTGGAGCATTATTTACTTACAATATTCATCAAGGTGATTTTTTTACCAGAATATCAAGAAATATTGATAGAAAAAGAAACTTTAAGTATATGGTAGCAATTAGGCCATACGTTATTTCTCCACAATATTTGCATATGATTAGCAAATCAATTAGTGAAATTGCACCAAACAGAATACAAGTTAATCTTATCAGTGGCTGGATCAAAGAAGAAGAAAAAGATTTTGGAGGAGTGCTTGGAGAGGTTAATGATTTATCTTCTAATGTAGATAGATCAAATTATTTAATAAAGTATATTGATGCAATTGAAAATATAAAAATAAAAAATATAGACTATTATGTTTCTGTAACAAATAAATTTGTTTTTGATGCATCCATTAAAAATAACAGCAAAATAATAATTCCATATTCACAATATAAAAAAAATATATACGATCTAGACAATAAAAATGTAATGATATCTGTAGCTCCCACATTAAGAGAAACAGAAGAAGAATTGTCAAATTTAAATAAAATTAAAAATGAAGATGACATGGAAAATTTTACATATAAACAATTTAGTTTGGTTGTTGAAGAAATAAAAAATAAAGGAATAAAAGAAATAATGCTTTCTTGTTGGGACAATGAAGAAAGAAAAAGAATAAATAATTTTGTAAAACAATACAAAGAAACGGAAAACAAATGAAAGACATTATATTATCAACACTAACAGGTTTTGGATGCGGTATAGTATTTGCTGCATTCAAATTGCCAGTTCCAGCACCACCAGTTTTTGCGGGAGTCGCAGGAATTATTGGTCTATGGATTGGCTTTACAGTACTAACAAGAGCAATATCCTAGGAGGAATAAAATGAATACAGAACAACTAAAGGCAATACTTGCATCATACGGAAGATCAGCACTTTCAGCAGGAGTAGCAATGTATGCATCTGGAATTACAGATCCAGCAACACTTGCATACTCACTACTTGGTGCATTGGTTCCAGTTGCATTAAGAGCAATTAATCCAAATGATAGTGCATTTGGTCGCCTACCTGACACATCAGTTGTAGACAAAGCATTGAAGTCTGCAAAGGTAGTTAAGAAGGCTCCTGCAAAGAAGGCAGCAGCAAAGAAGAAGTAATAAACTTCACTGAGAGGCCAGCCTAGAAATGGGCTGGCTTTCTCTCTGCTATAATTAAAATATATGTCAAAAACAGCTCTTATAATGTGCACTTATGTAAGGTTTGAAAACCTTAAAACTACTTTAGGCTGCATAGAAAGACAAACAAATAAAGACTTTGATTTTTTTATAGTTGATAATTCAAATAGAAATGAAAAATTGCTGGGCTATTTAAATAAATATTCTAATACAACAAAAATAACTGTACATAACTATGGTAATGAGTTTAAACAATTTGGTAGATTTATTCTGGCAAGAGACTTAGCGGAATCAGGATATGAGAAAATAATATTTATTGATGATGATGAGATAATTCCAGATACATTTATACAAGAATGTCATGATCAGTATGATCCTAATTCTGTTAAAACATTTTGGGCACACATGGTTGAGTATCTTTATAGAAAAAAAATTAAATTAGAAAAAAATGAATGTGGAAACTATGCAGGAACTGGCGGATTAATATGTCATTCTAGTTTGTTTCTTAATGATGATTTTTTTGATTGTCCAGAAGAATATTGGATTATTGATGATCTATGGCTATCTTTTTATATATTAACATTTACAGACCTTAAAATTCAAGAACTTAAAACAGACATTAGGTTTATATTAGACAGAAAAGCAACCTTTATGACGTTAGGAAACCTTAAGCAGGAGTTTTCTGATAAATTTATTATTCCAATATCTAGAGATTTAGGACTAAAACTTTAATAGATCTTTATATGTTCCATGTAGTTTTTCTTGAGAAAAATTATTTACTCCTATTTCAAAAGCCTTATTTTTATTAACAAAAATATCGCTATCATAATAATCATCAATCATCCTAGCAAGCATTTTAGGATTAGCTTCATATACATTAAGCATA